GGTTATGGATGTCTCCAGACGTATTGAAAATATCGTTTCTGCGAGCTATTGATATTTTACCAAAGCGCACGAAACTGCCACCATCGTACACATCTTCGATGTCTGGTGTGTCATAAGCGAAGTTATCTAGCACTTGCTTAAAGTTAAGTGCTTTGTCGTATATTCGAATAGAATAAAGCTTAACGTCTGCCTGCTCACTTCCAATGGTGAGTTCTTTTGCTACTCCTTGCTTCCAACTTGCACTGGTGTAGTCGAACATGCGAACAATTACACCATTAATATAAAGATAAGCGAGGTTCACATCTTTTTCTGTTACGCTGCCACCACCAAGATTGTTGCGTGTGTGCGTTGTTGTACCATCTATTACAAAGCTTACTTTTACCCTTGAGCCTTCTGGAAAGTAAGTTGTAACACTATCTGTTGCGCATCCAAATTCTATTCTACCAGGATAAATTCTAAAGCCTACACCTGCATGGAAGCATTGTGCAATAATTGCACTTTCGTTGCTACAAACACCACTTTCAAGTTCAAGTTCAATTGTTCTACCTTGCTTATTACCATTTGCTCCGATGTCTGTTGCAAAAGGCAAAAAGTCTTTAAGTGTTACACTTTTACCTGCTTTTATTGTTAAGCCTTGACCGTCCAAAAAGCCGTTGTTTTCATCTAGAATAAAGTTCTCACTTCTCACTAATCTTGAAGTCTGAACGCCTTTATATATAGATGTTATATTTTGCGCTGAAAGGTCGTTATTTGCTCGTCCTCTCATTGGTATATACACTTTGCACTCATCTGCAGCAACAATAGAAATACCAATTGTTTCGACTTCAATTCTTCGAGTTACAGAAAGCTGTCCTACAGAAATAACCACATCGACGAAAGGCAAATATCTGTTATCATCAAGTGTAATATTCACGCTTTGCAATCCTGATGATTTATCAAGTTTTAGCGTTACTTCTTGCTCCAATAGGTCCAAAGTTTCACCATTGAACTTAAGCTGCACTTTTACTCTCGCTTTGCTTCCTGCATCGTCGTCTGGAAGGTAGAAGAAATAAGGGATGTTCACAACGCTAAACTGCTTCACCTTTCCAATGAATCCTTTACCAAGTGAAAGAGCAGCCTGCCCATTTCCATTTTTTACACCCTTAATATAAGTTGTTGTGAGCGTTTGTGTTCTAAGACCTAGTTGCTTATTTTCTGCCCAAATACTGATATTATGAGCTCCAAGGCTATACTTCTCTAATTCGTCAATGATAAATTCACCACTTGAATTATTGATGCTCTTAGTGTATGTATCTGCTCTTTTGCCGTCTTCTACACGACAATATACAAGTGCTTCCACACCTCGTGAATTGACACGCAAAGACCATTTGCCTGATTGAATAACACTTTCATCATAAGAGTTATCGAATGACAAAGCAATATTATAGGTTTTGATGTTAAAAAGGAATTCTTTTCTTGCGCCATGTGAGTTGCTTACAACAACTTTTACTTTATTGGTTTCTTCTTTCAAGTAGTCGCTTAAATCAAACTCATAAGTATTTGCTTGCGCTGTTCCACTTGCCTTTAGAACTTGTGTAAGCTGCGCTATCTCTACACCATTAATCTCTACTGTAGCTTCGCCATCTGCCGTGTCTCTTTCTGCAGGATTATCACCCCAATAGCAATTGTAAGATAGTGCAAGGGTATTTCTTGAGCCTTGCGCCATCGACGTTGCAGGATAACGTGTGATAACCGTGCGAAGTGTATAGCTTTCTTCTGGTTTATTAGAGTAAAAACTAAACTCTTTTAGAACTTTATCTGCATACAAAGTTCTATCTCCAAACCACTGCGTAAAGGCTTCTTCATTTGCGAAAAAGCGCATTGTTTGCAAACCACCTTCTCCGCTTTCAATATTGAGATAGCCAAACTTCTCTGAACCAAGTTTGCTCAATTGATATTTTATGAACTCTTCAACTCGGCTGCCTTTAAAACCCTCCCATGATGTTGTAAGGGTTTTGATTTCATTGTCTATTGCTTTTGCCATACTACTTCCAAGTATCGTTGTTTAACCATTTATTTTCGCTTTTCCAAACGCCAGAGCCAAAGCAGCTCTTTACCATTTGCCAGATAAGATGTGTGCCTTGCATAACTTTAGAAACAGCCTTTCGACCGATTTCAACTGAACCAATTTCTTTATTATTTAATCTTATCATTGATCATCCTCCAGTATAAGATAGCACCTGTCATCTTCGACTTTCTTTTCACGCACAAGAGTGTTGTATTCTTCTTGTGTGAGCACCTTTGCTTTGAACTCTTCTCTTTTTAAAAGTGCCTTTTGAAAGAACTCCTTTTGCTGTTCTTGCTTTTGGTCAAAAAGACGATAGTTTTCGTCGATTTGCTCCTGAAGAGTAGATTCACTTTCTCTCAAGGCAGCTTGCAAAGAAACCTTTTCTTCATCTATCTTTCTTCCAACGGCTCGAACTGCCTGTTCACGTGTTGAAATCTCATTATTTAGATTGTCTTCGAGCTCTTTGCCTCTTACACCAGGAAAAGCCTGTCCTTGCGCAACACCAATTGCAACTTTATTGATATTACCTATTAGCTTCCAGCCTGGATTCTCAAAAACATATATTTCGCCATTGTGAGCATCATTTGCATCTGCTTCGTTGTACACGCTGACAATTTGCCCAAAGCGCAAAGGCTTATCGTTTGCAACTGGTGATGTATCTCCTTGCATTTCAGCAACAGAAGAATAGACTTTCACCACTGCTAACGAAGAACTATTTTGCTCTATTGATGATATAAGCGAGAGTGTGTCGGCAATCAATCCTCCGACTTCTTCAGGTGTAATTGACCCCTCTATATGTCGCTTGCGCAGAACCTCTGCACGCTGTTGTAAATCATAAATATTCATCATAGCGTTACATCTAAAACAATTGGACAATCACGAGGAGTTGCAGAATTTGAAACAGGTTCAAAAATCAGAGTATCTAAACCTGGAACCCATTTAAGCGTTCCAATAGCCTTATTCAAGAAAGTTGATTTTACTTCAACCCCCTTTAAAAATGCTTTCCCCAACCATGGGAAAACCCTACAAACTAAATATAATGGTTTGGGTTCT